GTTGTTCCTGCATAGGAGAATAATGATGGTCCATTACCTTCACTTCCTTTAGTTGTAATATAGCTAACCGTAACTGTCTCACCACTGGACAGTTTCCTACCAATAATGCCATCACCGAATAAAAGTTCATATCTTTCATCAGTAATTTCTTGTAATAGATAAATTTCTGATTCACCATCAATTTTTACGATGTTATCTATCTGTCTATACTCACGAGTTCCAACTTTAACCACTATTGTGCTTGTATCAATATCAGGATTATCAAGAATAAACCTCTGATTTGTTGAATTATCGATTATAAACTGTTTTGTCAAGAAAATTCCTTGATAAACTGTAATATTTTCAAATTCTGCTACATTACTAACGATATTTGTAGTGATATCTTCGGGTATAGAGAAGGTATATGTGGTGTTATCAACTCCACCAACACAAACTAACCCTGATTTTAGTATTAATTGCCCTTCTGCACTTGATGTTCCTACATTAAATGATACAGTTGCCTTCGCTGCTGTCTTAGAACGGGGTACATAACCAATATTTCTTGCTAACGAAACAACATTTTCCCTTAAAGTCGCAGAATCCAGGAAGGATTCGTTGACAATCATGTTGGAATTGAACGCAGTAATATAGGTATTATATGCTAATGTGTCGATTAATACAGAAAAATTGGATCCTTCAAAGTCAAAATCCGTGAAAGTTGTGTTGGCACGGAGATAATCCTTAATGGACGTCTTTATTTGATCGAAATCAAGATTTGTAAACTTTGTAAAAGGCATATTATCTTGTTGCTTCTAGAATATAGGTAAATTTTTGGGGTGGAACGTCCTGACCAATGATTTTAAAGTTAATATTTACTTCAAAAGCATTATTATCTGGTTGTGGAATGACTTTAACATTAACATTTTCAACCCTTGGCTCATAATTACTGATTGCAATTGTTATTTGCTCTTCAAGAATGGTTGCATTACCAAAGTCAACAAACTCAAATAGGGTAGTTTTTACCTCAGACCCAATATATGAGTTAAAAAATCGCTCACTAGGTACAGTTTGAATAAGATTGCGAATAGCTCTCTTAATAGCATCCTCATTTTTGAGAATGGGAATATCTTTTGTGATAGGATGCATCTCAAAAGAGAGACTAATATCCTTAAATGCTCTGGATATTCGTTTTACAGCCATCTATGAACGAAACAACATGTATTATTTGTTATTTATACTGTTATACGCCTTCTTTTAAATGCTGCTTCTTTGATGGCATATCATCGTGCATAATTTCTTGAATGACTTGTGGGTCAGATTCCGTGTTTTCACTTTCAGAATCTTCCCATACCTTTTTAACAGCAGACATTAGGTTATCCATTTATTTGTATCATTTAAAAAATTATTTATCTTAGGACATAAAAAAGCACCCGTAGGTGCTTATCTTATGGTTACTTTGTTTAGTCCTGCTTCTTCTATTGCTTCTTTTATAACCTGCTTTAGTTCTCGTTTCTTTTTCTTACCTAATCCTGCTCTGGTGTCTATTTGAACTTTTAACCAATAAACAAAAGCAAGAACTAGGATGAATTGAATGCCTTCACCCCATGATAAGTTCCATGCCTCATTCAGGTCTAGGGATGCTGCTGCTAATAGATCTATCATCGTCCTTGTCCCCTATAGACTTTACGAGCCGAGTTACGCGAGGTTGCCGCATATTTTGTATGCTTTCCTGCCCCTTGACGAGTTTTTTTCGGAATAGTTTCTACGTAGGTGCCACCCATAACACCACCTTTAAGCTTAACTGCCATTAATTGTCTCCTTGTACTAAGTAAATTTCAGTGTTTAAATCATCTGGATTAGGAGAACCTAGAAGATAAAAATCCTCTGCTAAGTTCCCCATAGTATCGAAGTATTCTTCCTCTGTAAGATCTGAATGTATCTTCTTACCTTTATGGAGAATATTATATCGATGCTCAGACATTAGATCACTCTCGTTTTTTCGTGACCAACTCTAACGCGAGGATCGCACCAGATTTCGAAGCCAGCTTCTTTGCAATCGAGACAGAAGGATACGTCTTCTCCACACATATCTTGTACTTCGCCCGATTCAAATACTTGCATCTGTGGAGCAAACCAGGGATACTTCATCTCTTCGTGTTCAAATACACCATTCTTAATGAGTAACCAACCAAAACCTGTGTAATCACAAGTAAAAGGTTTTCTACGCTTGCTCATACTTTCTAGTGTTTCATGATTCATAACTCCACCATTCTTACGGAAGTCATCCTCTTCTAACCAGTGAGCAATCGAACTAGTATGACCATCTTCTGTACAATACCAACCTGCTGCAAGATCCTTATCAATTAGAACAAGTTGCCAGAACTTCTCTGAATTGAATACTATATCACTATCAATCCATAATTGCCAATCATAATTAAGTTTTCCATCCCAAGGTTTTTGATCAGGTCCACGTAGAACGTTTGCTCCTAGACACTTACATCTAGCAAAGTTCACCATAGAACTATAATCTTGAGAAATCTGAATACTTGCTCCACTTTGTACAAGATCAAAACATAGTTGTACGAAACTTTTTAGAAAAGCATATGATACTCCTCTACCAGGTAAGCAAAATACAATTGCTTTACCTTGAACCATTTGCCGTGCTGCATCGTAATCCCATTCTGCTTCTTTCTTAGCAGTAGTAGGAGTCTTTGCTTTAACAGTAAATCCTTTTGCCATAATTCTTTGATTCCTTCACATCAATTATATCAGATTATATAGTAACTGTCAATACGAATGTTCAATGTATTTCTCTGCAGGGATATCTATTATTTCCGAATAATCTAATTCTGAGTTATACTCGGTATTCAATAATTCCCAAACCATTTTAAACTGCCTTTCATCAATTGCTTTAAATAAACATCTTCCTTTAAAGTAGATGTGATAGGTCTTTTCTTCAACCATCCTTTTCACTTATAACAATCTCCCCACTATCTTCATGTATGTTTAAATGAGTGCCTTCAAACCAACCTTGTTCGTTTACTATCCATTCAGGTAAAACTGTAAAATACTCTCCACTTACAGGATCAATCTCTATGGTCGTAAAATTTTCCTCGTGATTTTTTTTCATATGAGGTATTTCCTATTTCAAATTTATATAGTACCGGAAATTTTTTTAAAGTGAAAGTAAACATTTATCTCGCTTCCGTAACACTTTATAGCTTAAGGGATCCATGCCTTTTATATACGCGACCCCATAAAAAACCCCCTAAGGCGGGGGCACTGTTGTTTGCACGAACGAATGAGGGTGTTATCCGATGATGTACCCGCCGCGTCGTTGTGCTTTGCGATCTGCTAACAGCATTTCCTGGTAGCGACGTTGAACCTCTTCCAAATTGCTGACCATCTGTTTGCCCAACCCTGCTGCTTTAGTGAAAGTCATGCCACCGCCGGATGATGCGGTCAGGGTGCTTCCCTTAGAGTTGAAATCGGATGAACGGGCGGAACCGATTGCGCGATGCATAGGAAATTTGTTTGGTACTCTGTTATTATAAAAAAAGATCCACCCATTTGGGGGCGGATCTCTGAATCTGTTACAAACTGAATTAGTCAGTCTGCTTTGCCTCATAGTCGATCTGTTCTAGGATTTCACGAACCTCATTGGCAGTGGATGCGTTTTCAAGAGCGAACAGAGCAGCGTCAACGGACATGATAAAAAAGCGATGGTGTAGGGTGGGCGTCTTTGAGGCGAACCCATTCCTATAAAATTCTTAGTCGTGAAGTTCGTCAATCATTTCGTCCAACTCTTCCCAATCCAGTTTAGGGTCATTCCATTTCACCCCGTCCCCAGTTTCGAAGATTTGCTCTGAATGCATGTACTCCACGAAGCGGTCATAATTGCCGCAGTTGATTGCAACCTCATAAAGGGCGCGGGTGTTCTGAATCCAGAGTGAAACGTTCCAGGTTTCATAGTTTGCCCAACCGTTGTAATTCTCCCATGTGGGTGTTTCCATTTGAATTTCGGTTGCAAGGGGCATAATGATTTAGGAAATTTGGATGGGTGGGGGTTGGGTTGATTCCCTTCCCTCCACTCTCTTAATATACAGCATTTTGGGGGCAGTGGGTGAAACCGTGTGTAGGTTTAAGCACTGGCACACCATTTCGCATTATTGAAATTGGCATGAGAGAATAGTTCACGGTCAACCAATTTCCAGGAACCGCCTTGAATCCCATGCATCACGTAACCCTCAGCGTCAATTGATTCATCCTCAATAAATGCCATGCATCCTGCGTGACGGTGGCGGCATTGTGAAAGTGCCTGTTCTTTGATTTCTTTGACCATCATCCAGAGTCTGACCAGTTGGTAGTTTGCAAACTCTTCTGCCACGATTTCGTCCCCGTCTCTGATATATGCATTCAAGTCCTTTTCTAATTGCCGTGCTCCCTTTTCGTCCTCATATTCAACCAGCGTTGCCATGATCCGTGCGAATTTGCAAAGGTCTCCTAACTCAAACTGTTCAGAGTAGTCACCCCATACACCCGTCCAAATTCCTGCAGTGGGTTGAACGAAATAGCAACAGTCCGACCCTTCCAGAATTTCATCATCCTGTAATGGATCTTTGAGTCGTCCCCTAAGTGGTTTCGCCTCAGCAAAGTAAAATGGGTTGAGTGAAACTGACAGGTCAACCTCATCAGGGTTGATCGTGTATTCTGTATGAGGTGCAATGATGATTTCATGATCCATCTCAGAGACAAACGAATACGTGACCGTGTTTGGGGTGTATTCCTGTTCACCTCCAAACCCGATAAAATCACCCTGCAAAATCCGATCAGAGTCAGGCAGGTAGTCAAAACAAGCATGGAGAATTTCTGCCACGTTGCCTTGATGATTCCTGTCGATGTCCTCATGACTCTCATTGATCTTAATTTTGAATTTGTTGAATACTGATTTTGTGCCAACGAATTGATTTCCGGTGGCGGGGTTCTTACCCCAAACGATAGCGGGTGATCCGTCGTATTTGACCGACAGTTTCACTTCCATCAAAAAAGCATCCAATACAGATAGGTCACCTGTCAGGATGCTGTCTTCGGGGTGTGGCAAATGGATGTTTTTCATACTGTTATTATAAAGGAGAAACCCCGCCTTTTGCAAGCGGGGTTGGGACAGTTTCTCAACTGGCAACCAGTTCATCAAAGAACTGCTGTGGTTGCTCCTTTGCTAATACTCCGTCCAACCATTTGTTAATGTGGCGTGAAGTCGTGGTGCTCCATTTGGTTGAAGTCCTGTAATAACCGTTATCGCTTAAACATGCTACGGGTGTCTGATAGGAAAATAGAACCTGATACCCGTTAGGCAAATCCAGTTGGGTCATGTTGGATGCGATTGGTTTAAGTTGCATTAATGCTCCTTTTGTTTACTCTCTTATAATACACGAAAAAAACCCCCTGTGAAGGGGGTCATGTGACACTTTCTCAACTGGTTTAATATGCTGCTCTCAGTAGAGAATACATGGCATCACGAACTTCATGAGTATCGGTAAAAACTCCAACGTAATTTGCGGATTGAGCATAGCAGTCAAGTGCCTGGTCGATCACATCCCATTGATCCTGTGTGAAAAATTCATACATGGTATTCAATTCACGGTGTGAGTAATCCTTTCCATTGACTGTGAATTGGGTTGCCATTTGGTAAATCCTTTTGTACTCTTTTAATATACACGAAAAAAGCACCCCATAGTGGGATGCTGTGTAGGTTTGATTATTGGCACAAGTCCTGAAACTTTTTGTATGCCATGTTTTCAATCCATTCAAGGACGTAGGGATTGGTTAAAATCCATTTGTCCAGTTGATCACTTTTTAAACCGCTGATACGTGCGTACTCTTCAAAGGATTCATCGAAGCAGGTTTCATAAAGTGATTCGTTTGCTAAAGTGCTCATGAGTAATCAAAAGGTGATGGGTCAGTGATTTTCTCAAAGAGAGAATCGTATGCATCCTGATCGAAGTCGTCAGGGGTGCCAAGGTCAGTAAAGAAAACCGCCATTTGGACTAGCACGTTTTCTTCTGCCTCAGTGATTTGTAGATTTCTCATACCTTCATTATACACAAAAAAACACCCCTGTGAAGGGGTGCTTGTGCCAGTTTAGAAATTGATTGTT